CAGTTAAGTACTGCACCCCAACCATTTTGTTGATGTCAACAAAATGGTCAGAAGCAAGACTTAAGCGTCTATTTCAACCCAAACCAGGGCTGCCGTATCTGCTGAAGCGTTAGCTACAAGACAGTAACCAAGCGCTTGTACGTCAAATGGTCCCTCTGCAGTAATACATTTTTGTACTGTTCCCTCTGTATTGTCACCGGTACTAAAACCAGCTCCAACAATTAGAGATTCCCCAGCAAGTACAGTTCCTACACCACGTGTAAGTACCCATCCATAAGATGCGCTTGCAATCGCAGTTTGTGCAATACCAACACATCCTTGAATTTTGCTAGTAATAGCAGCTGCATCCACATGGAAAGGCTCACGGATAGTAATATCCGAGTCAGACACTGATAGGGCTGTACTAAAAGCGAACTCTGGATGAAGTTCAAGCGTATCTACTGTATTAGTTTTAATACGTCCTGCCTGACCAACACCTGTTCCAGCGTCAACATATACCCATGCTTCTGCGAATTGACCTACTGTCCATCCTGCAGATGCCTTTGTGATGTAAACTATACGTTCAAGACTATCTGTTGAAGATGACACAGTGTCAACAGATACAACAGTATCAGGTACAACAGCTTCATTAGCAAGGATTGCTTCTGCTGCTTTTACGTATACCCACTCACGTCCATCAGGAGTAGAAGCCCTTTGACCAACATTAAATGATGGTGCTGTTTCTGTGTCCTTGACGGATTGAAATGTAATTTGATTCATGATTTTATTTTCAGCCTTTGGCTCTTAACCTCCGGCTTTTCTGGGTAAACACCCATTAAGTTAATAACTACTAAGCAGGACTCTGCTCAGGCGCTTCACCTGCTTCTTCTGAAGCTTCATCTGCTACTGCATCTTCTGCAGGTGCTTCATCAGCTTCAGGTGCAGCTTCTTCAGCCGCTTTTTCTACTGGAGTTTCCTCCTCTGTAGCTTCTGAAGCTACATTTTCATTTTCACTCATAATGTAATTTATAAGGTTAAATGGCTAATAATTCTACTGTGATGCAAAGATACCTGATTGTGATATTGCATACCATCCAGTAACTCCATCAGATACTAATGTAATCCAATCTCCTAAGATATTAGAAGCAGCGGTATTTTTAATACCTGTACCACCAGCTGGTGCGACTGATGCCCCATCTGCTGCTGCCTTACACTTAATTGTATCTGAACCAGCAGGATCAATTAGGATCTCACCAGATGCAGATCCACAAATAAATGTGAATACTAAACCAGCGGTTGCCGCTGATGGTAATACATATGTTTGTGTTGCGGACGCTTTAGTAGCAATCATAACCGTTCCTGATTCTGCTGTTAATAAAGTGTCCCCTGTACCAGTTAACTGGATTTCAGACGTTTTCCTTAATCCAATTGTAGCACCAGAAAAAGTTACAGCACCTGACAGTGTTACCACTGCTGCTGAATTTAGTCCGTTGTACTTTACTACCGGTACATAATCCTCAATATAAGTTGATGTACTCATGATTTTTTTGGTTTAACCCTCTCGCGTAGTCTTTAAACTCACGGTAAAAGGAATGAATAATCTTCTAAGTCAACCCTACCATTTGTCCCTGTAGGCGTGGGTTCTCTGAAATGAAGTTTCCAGCGTAGATAATATGACCGATTTCAGCCAACTGATCTACTGGACTCATCATATCTCGGAAGTTAAATCCGCGTGTAGATGGAACTCGTCCTGGTACTCCCTCTGGAACACCTGGATTTGATTTTTTAAAGTTCACCTGCTTTAGACCGGAAACATTAATTCCCTTAAATCCAAAGTAATTTGTGTTAATAAGGAACATTTTTCCTGATGGAATTTGCTCATCCTTAACAACTGGTGTTCCACGGAAGAACAACACATCAAAGCCAGCTTCTCCAGCTAGACCTTGTTTTCCACTTACCATTCCAAATGCGTTCATGCGCGGATAACCATTCTGCGTGTAACCAGCCCTAACGGTTGGTTGCAACAGTGACTCATATGTTGACCATAGAGCTTTTGTGGTAGCGATAATGTCTGGACTATCAGTACCAATATCAACTGCGTCATACGCTGTAGCCATCTTAGCAAGTGTCAATGCACCAGCAGATGCTAGGTAATAACCATTAAGAGTAGAGTATGAAGCTCTTGCTAGGGTTCCATAAGTTGCAAAGTTCGTTGAGTCGTCTGCAGCGTTATAGATTGAATCCCATGAGTTACCTACTCCTGTACCTGTCCACAAGTTTGAAGCCATGACTTGCATCAAAGACTGCGCTTGTGAATCAAACTCTGCCTCAAGAAGATCAACAACTTGTTCATCACCCTGGTTAAGAGTTCTCTCTATGTCAGCAATAACAATAGGCTTATAAGCCATTTTTGGTTGGAAAGTCATTTTTGTTCTTACGTTCTGACGGTCAGTATCAAGTTTATCCGCGATTCCAGTGTTTCCACCGTTTGTTGAATCTTGGTACTTAATAATGACTTCGTAAGCTACACCAGTTTTCCAAGGCTTTGCGTTTTGCAAAAGCTTCATAAGGACTGGTGATCCTTTAGACACAGTGTCAAAAACTTTTGGCACTATGAAGTTTCGTGTAACCGAAGTTACAGCTTCGCTAAATGTCATAATTTTAAGTTAAATTATTCCCCTATTTTTTTAGAGATGCCAGATAATCATTCGCTCCATCATATTGACTCATTTCATTTGGATCATAATCATTACTGTCAACTACTTCTCCACCAGGTCCAGTTGATATAGGATCAACTTCACGGTCCTTAATGTTCTTAACTGTACGCTGTTCTGTATCAACGGCAGTTTTTTTCATATCAGACATATTTGAGTATGCTTGTTTCAAGTTATTAAAACCATACTTATTCGCATGTTGGAACAAAGCATCTGCATCTAATTTAGAATCTGTCGCTTTAATCTCTGTAAGTTCTGCCTCAACAGCATTTTTGATGTCTGTTTCCTTTTGAATCTCTGCAGCAGCATTATCTCTTATTGTTTGCAAAGCTTTTGCTTCAGCAATATTAATAATCTCTGCATAATTTTGAGGTACATAGTCATCTTTTTGCCATTCAGGCACTTCTTCAGGGGCATTGTTAATGTTCTTTTCACGTTCAATGTCAGCTAATGCTTGTGATTTTCGCGTGAATTCAGGTAGGAAATTCTCTTTCCATTCCTTTTGAAGTACCTCCGCTGTTACTTGCCTCCCATCAGGAGTTTCATAAAGCATTGGTTCTTCTGGAGTCACCTCCGTAGGTGTTTCCCCCTCTACAGGTGTTGGAGTTTCCTCTGGGCTTGGTGTAGCTTCTGGCACTGCCTCTGGGGTAGCTTCAGGCGTTGCTTCACTGCCTCCTGTCATCTCCATACCACTGTCGTAATCTTTTGGGTCCATATTTTTGAGATTGCCGTTATCTTAACTTGACCTCTGTTTAAAACTTTTAAACATGGGTTGATAAAACACCGCTTGATCTAAGTTATATTAATAATATATCACAGTTTATTGACGTGTCCAGGTCATATCTTCTTTGCCATTGAATTTGCTATTGCTATCGCTTGCTTTTGACTTACTTTTTTCCCTCTAATTCCCTCGCCCATAATCTTACTTATCTTTGCTGAAATAAATTTTTGTTTTGCAGATGCCATATTATTTTTTCTTTCTCTCTACCTTAACTTCTGTCGTTTTGTTTTTCTCCTGTGATTTATTCCTACTTTCAATTTCCGCTTTTTTATCTGCCCTCTCTGCTTGTTTCTCTGCCAAAATTATTTCAGGATTAAGTTCTATACCAGCTTTCGCAGCAAGTTGTACCTGTCCATCTGGTGGTAAATCGTCATATGAAATTGACAACTTCGGTGGTTCTTCTTCTTGTTCCGGAATTATCTCTTGCATTTCCTCTGGTGGAATACCAACAGCAAACGGTTTATTCAAATCATAGATAACTCGGTTCTTTGCTTTCTGTGCTGGAGAATCATAACCTGCAGTTTCAAAATAATCAGTCGGTGACAATAATCCTTTTTCAATATCCGCCTGCGCTTGTTCATATTTAAATTGACGATCTTCAGGAAGTGTTTTACCTTGGATAATTCTAACTTCAGTTCCATCTTCAAAGTCATCTTGATACAAACTAATCAATTCAACAGCCGCAGCTTTACCAAGACTCTTTGCATAATGACGTTCTGTGTATCTAACTTTTGCAAGTTGGTAGAACCAATTAAATAATTCATAGTTAACGTAATCAATAACTTGTACAAGTTCATTAAGGCGCAAAAATGACTGGTCTATTAAAGCCAGTCGTCCTCCACGTGTTTCTTGTCCCTCTCTAATTCCTTTAAATGCAGATGATGCCGCCATGATGTCATCAATTTCTCTACGAGAATCTTCCATGTTAGCAACAACAAAAGCTGGAAGTGCTGGTCCAGTTTCACGTTGAACACCTTGCACAGCCCCTTTACCCCAAATAATTCCCTCTGTTTCAAATCGCATACGCTGTGCATCTGCTTTATCCATAACAGTACTATCTACTTTTATAATTCCATTAACCAGTTTTGCGTTCTGTGTAATATCTCTTTTAGTTTCATCAATATTTTCCTGAAGCGGTGCTGCTTGAGCAATCATGTCTGTTTGACCAATAGGAGAATCTTCATTATTTAAAATAGTTGTAAAGATATAAGGTTTTCTAGGATGATCAAAGTGATTAAATTTATATGCTTCAAGTTCCAAAGGAATCTCTGCATTTTCAAGAGCTACCAAATCACCAGATTCAACTAATTCAGCATATCTATCTCGCGCTCCCACTCTTTCACTTTGATCATTCCTTGCGTTAGTTAAAATATTTCTTCGCTCCTCACCCTCTGCTTCTTGAAGTTGATCCGCTTCATCTTGTGTAATTAAAATTCCATCCCAATCCCAATATGGATTTCGGATCTTTCCAAGAATAATATTATCCATTTTGAAAATTACATAATCCCAACACCACGCTTCAAAATATTTTACTTCTTTATTATCTACTAAAACATCATCATCAGAAGTATAACCATTCGCTTTTAAAATTTCTTCTTTCTTAGATGGAAATCTTTTTAGTACAGAAGAAATATTATCTGTAATTTCTTCAATCGCAAATTCTGAATTTTCTTCACACGTAGAAGTTTTTGAAAATCTAACTTTACGCGAATCAATTGGACGAACATCAAAATCATTTATCTTTGCGTTCCAAAAAGGTTTTAATACTAACAGTCGGCTGAAATATAAATTACGCAAACCTTTTCGCATATCCTCTTTCACATTTCTCTCTGTATATTTTATCTGGAAAAATTTTTCTTGGAGAGTTGATAAAGTTTTTGATTCAGGTGTATCTCTACCACTTAGAATAATCAATTTAGGGAGGTTAGAGATAAGACTGTTAATTACAGCCTCCATATTAACAAAAACACGGTTCGCGCGAACTCTGCTTTTCTTAGCAGGAATAAGAGATAAATACTCCGGCTCATTTTTATAAATATTTGTATTGACTTTGTAAGTTTTGTCAATAACATTCCAAATAGTTTCAGATGATTTCCAGCGGTTATCAACTAAGTTGCATAATTGTTTGTCATTTAATTGGGAGATATTTTTCATACCATAAATTATAACACATAAAAAAAATACTTATGCAAGTATTTTTTCTAAAACTGTTAATAACTTTTAATTTTGTTCTTGCCAGTCATTATTTTGTGCAAGTATTTCTCCGAGATCACCCATAACATTATCATTACCAATTAAAATTTTAGAGTCAGTACCACGCAAAGCTTCCGGCATATACTTACCAACACCAAAATCTCCAAGTGTTGCTAAATAATAATACAAAGTAGCAAAAACATAATGATCTTCACCAGTGGTAGAGTCCCACTGATAACTCTCAATACCTTTATTATCTACAATCTTCACACGTCTAAGCGTTTCCCAATGTTTTAGGTAGTTTTTTATCTCCGAGTCAGAAGATAAACCAAATAATATCTTTGCATTAAGAATTTCGTCAATTAATTGGTCCAAAATACGGTTACGGTTGCTATAAACAACACCCTCACGATCATTCTCTCCCCACCAGACTATAGTTTTAGGGTTATTTTTGTTTTCTTGGAAGAAACTCATAAGCGCATTACGGTAATTCTCTACGTAATACTTACTCATTGTGTTGTCCGGCATAGCATCAATAACTAATTTAGGCTTATACTGCTTCATTATCTCATCCAAATCAGTCCATTTAGAAAATCTCCCTATTTTTGTTGGTCCCTTTTCACTACCAAGGACATAGTGTTTAATATTCCCAACATCCACTCCTAAAAACCATTTACCAGTTTCTAAATTCTTAGGTGTCCAATTATCAAGGATTGTAGATCTACCTACTCTAATATCGCCAGGACTATAAGGTTCTCCCAAAACGAAGTTATAAAAATATTCTTGATCTCCCTCGGAATCCTTAATTATTTCCTCTGCTGTAACCCACGGAGCCATCATCAAAGAGATATGATAACCAGAAACTTCTTTCCCTGGATTTTGCGCTACCCATCTACCCATACGCCTATCTGCCTTATAAAGCTTAGTCTTACACTCCTTACATTGAAATTCTCTCGTTTCAAAATTTATATTTTCAGGAAAAGTAAGAAATTGCTCCTCCTTACATTCAGGATTATGACATTTAATCATCCATTCCTTTTTATCAGACCGCTGCCACGCAATATCAATAGCATCTTTCTCGGTGGTAGGGTTAGAAAATAACCACCGCCCTTTATACTTACTAGCTTTAGTACGTGACTTCATAGTATCAATCACAGACTGATCAGAGCGTGATGCCTCATCATGTATCAACAAATCCGCTGTGGTCATAATCGCAGCAGTCTTTGAAACAGTACCCTTGAAGAACATAAAGCGCCCATTAAGCTCTTTACGCTCAATGTTATCAGTGTTCATTCCTTGAAATACCTGTGGGTTAGCCTGCAATATCTTATTTGTTTTAGATGAAACGAACTCACTAACATCAGAGTCAGTGGGGAAAGTGTATAGAATATTCCACCCAAATTTAATCACCGCAAAAAGCGATTTAATATTAAATGTCACAGAACCACCAATCTGCGCGCACTTCTTAATCACAATCTCCTGATTCCAATCAGTAAGGATGTCTAAAAGGAACATACGATCAGTAAAATCAAGCAGATCTCCTTTCTCGGAAACAACTTGATTCTCAAATATCCACGCCATAATGGACAGATCTTCAGGTTTGATGTCTGGTTTTTTGTTGGTCATTGATTAATATTTTCTCTATTATCACTTCATTAACTCCGCCCACTGCTTAGGATATACCTCCTTAAACCGTGGATCATTAGGTGTCAAAAGATCGTCCGCCATCTTATATCTTTGCTCTTGTACCATCAAAGACAAATTATAGTATGGATCCTCCTCCTTATCAGTAATATACCTCATAATAATATGCCCTTTAGGACAAATCCCCTCCAGCCACGCGGTAGGTAATAGCTTACGTGATGTACAAACTCGTCTAAATCCCACACCAGAACAATCCCTCTTACATTTCTGGCACCAAAAATCGGTCATAATAACACGTGGCGCGGAGAATATCACTTCCGCTCGTTCACGTAAAGGACGTTCACGCTCCATCCTGTCTGCACGCTTTTTCGTAAGCATTTCATATCGTTTCTGAAGCTTTTTAATTAGCTTTTTTTCTATCATAAAGCTTAATCATATCTTCATTAACAACGATTAACTGCTTACCCTCAACAACTACATTAGCTATACCAAATGGCGCAAATACCACAGTATCGCCCTTTTTAATAGCTTTCACTTCTGGTCCTCCAGCTAATACTTCAGCGGTAAACATATCAGTTGCTTTTTTCTCCTCTCCTTTTTTAACTATCTCTGGCAATATCTGCACCAGAAGATCATTTTGTGTTGGTTTTAACATATTTCTTTTTTATATTCTTCTGTAAAGATTTTCACAGATTTTTAATTTTTTTATAAAACCCTCCCCAACCTCGGTCAACCTGCTTAATATAATCCTCACGCTCATCTTCCGTCATATCACCAAGAAATACCGCTTTACCGTCACCAAGAGGCTCCAATTCCTTTGCGCGCTCAATATTAAGATCAATCCTCTCTCTCAACTTCAGTAAATCTTTCAGTGACATCTCCGCTTTCAGCGGTTCTATCGGCTTCTTGCTGAATATCTTTTTTATTTTTTTTGTTAATTTCATATATTAACGATTGTTTAATTCCATCCTCAAATGCTGCCATTTGCTTACGAACTTCCGGCTTATAAAATAAGTTATACATAACCGTGCTTGGTGGTGCTACTTCCTCGCTACGGAATTTACCATCAAGACGATATTTAAGTTCCAACCCCTTGGTTACCGCAGCAGTATTTGGTCCAGCATCCACCTCCTCAATAATACGATTACCAGCACCGTCTAGTACTGGAATTCCCTCCTTATCCACCTTTGTCTGCTTCTTATAATCACGCTTGTCCAAAATTTCAGCGTGGCGTAGCGCAATATGCTCATCAGGCATATATTCCTGCATAAGTGTCTGCCACGATTTACTCTTTGTAATCACATTCACACGCTTCGCTACACTCTCCGAATAAATACCTGTCTTACGGATAGCTTTACCCATATTCCTAAAACCTTGCCGTTTATACTCCTCAAAAATAATTCTATGTGACGGTAATATTTTTACTTGACGTTGTCTAGCTTTAGCAGGGAAGTTCTTAGTGGCAGTGCCAACAGTACCCTCCTTAACTTTAGGGATAAGATCTTCCGCCACAGTACTAACAACAATATCAGTATTATTTTTTAGGTTCTTCTTTAACATCTTTCTTAGGTAACACAACAACTCTTGACTTTATAAGACCTGTTGAGTCAATAAATGACTCTGAAGCAAGGATAAAGCCATATTCCTTGTTTAGCACTCCCAACTTAGCATTGTACTTGTCCAAATCTTCCTGTTTAATTGGTTCCATAATAATTATATAAGAATTTTATTTTTTCCGAAAAATAAAATTCAAAATTTTTTTTACGACTTTTGATAATAGACGACCTACAAATCTTCCTGTTTATTAACAATAATAAACTAATGATAGTATTTGTCAAAAAAAAGTGTGGATAAAGAGGTTGACACAGTGGGTAATATGTGGTGTAAAAAGTTAGGGATCCGCGGTGTGTGGTGAGGGGAAGTAATCACCACCATACAAGACGCCTCTCTATATCCCCCACCTCGCCTAAATATATGAAAGGGTACCCCTGTTCAATTTGAAGTAAGTATTGGCATACGGAAAAAGATTTTAGATGACATTATTCTCTACTACCTGCATTTCTGCGGACGACACGCCACCTATACAACGCCCAAAAATGAGCTGTAAGCGATGTAAGGTGCGAGTAGTACCAATAAGATGAGCACCTATATTTAGAGGGCAAGAATA